CGGGTTCGTCGGCGCTCCCACTACCCCAAGCACGCAGGCCACCGGAGCGGGCGGCACCCTCGCCGGGCGGGTCAACTCGACCGCGCTCCTCGCGAACGTCACCGGAGTCCTCGCGGAACTCGCGGCACAGGTGGACTACGTGTTCCACAACGGTTCGTTCTGGTCCGCCATCAGCGGCAAGAGCGCGATCTGGGCCATCGTGCTCAGCACCGGCACCGCCAACGACACGCCGGCCCTCGCGGACGTGGCGGGCGCGGAGGCGACCACTGGCTCACAGGTCGCGCCCACCGACACCGAGATCAGCACCGCGCTCGGTCACGACAACTGGGTACGGCTCGCCGACGTGACCGTGAACCGCACGGCGGACACCACCGTCACGCAGAGCTACGACAACGCGGTGCGGCCGAGCGTCACGGGTGTCACCCGCTCCCTCGCCACGTCCGAATCCGCCTTCAACGAGTAGCCGCGTGGCGTCCGCGCTCCGCCTCGTTGTGGAGGCGCCGGAAGGCGCGCTCGCGGCGAACCCGGAGCACGCGCTAGCGATGCTCGCGGACGCGGCGGTGGACGACGGGGCGGATCGGTCGGAGTGGATCGAGAAGGGGATCCGATCCGTTGGGGCCACCAGCCGTCTCGTCCCAGTGAGCCGTGAGCCGCTGCATCGCGTGGCTGCCGATGCCGTGGAGAACTCCATGCGCGTCTACAGGTTCGCCATGACGTGCATGCGGTCGGCGATCACGGAGCGGTTGGAACGCGCGGCCAGGGAGGCGGACACCCGCGTCTACGACCGCTTGCAGGATCGGGTGCCCGATGGCGGGTGACACGATGCTGTGGGCGGCGGTGGTGGGCGGCGTCAACCTCGTACTCGCCGTTAGTATCGGCGCGGTCGGGTACTTCGTCCGTGGCGTCATAGCTAAAGCGGAAGTGAACTCGGATCGCATCGGGACGTTGGAGGCTGTGCGCGTCGCTTCGCTTGAGGGCGAAGTCGGCGTGCTACGCGAGCGTATCAACGGCGTGGGCTCGATCAAGGACGACGTGGGCGTGCTCCGTAAAGAGTTCGCGGACGGGATGCGAAACTTGCGCGATGAACTTCGTGGGGACTTGCGCGACCTCAAAAGCGAGATGCACGACCGCAATCGGCACGAGTAGCGCATGGGCGTCCTCATCACCCCGGGCGTGACGCGGGACATCGCCAGAATCATCGCGGAGCACCACGCGGCCGTCGCCGCCGTGCTCTTCGGACCCGATGCCGTGTCCGAGCACGATTGGCAACTCGCCACGGATCTCGGCATCGTGGATCCCGCCGCACCGCCGGAGGGCGTCATGGCGAGCATGCACACCTACGGCGCGATGCTCGCGCACTTGGAACAGGCGCACGCGCAGAAGCGATACGGCATGACGGAGGAATCCTTCGCGGCGGAGGTGAAGCGCAACCCCGTGCCGATGACGGAGCAGGAGCACCACGCGGCGAAGCTCTCGGCCAAGCGTGCCGGGCAGTACATCGTGGGGCTCGGCAACAAGGTCGGCGCGACGGTGGGTAGCTCGCTCATCGAGGCTGACCGCGCCCTCGACAAGAAGATGCGCGGCACCATCCGCGACGTGGTGGCCGCGCGCTTCGGAGACGAGGAAGCGCAGGAGCGCATGCGCAAGCTCGGTACTGATCAGGGCCTCGGGCCGGAGTTCTATGACAACGAGTTTCGCAAGACGGTGCGCGAGGTGGCGAGCGACATCGGACACGCGACGAACGATTGGGCTCGCGACGTACAGCGCATCGCGCAAACGGAGACGCACACGGCGATCAGCGAGGGCATGGTCGAATCGTGGAAGGAACAGGCGGACCAACTCGCCAAGAAGCCGCGCAACCTCGTGTTCAAGATCCCGCGTCCTGACGCCTGCCCCAACTGCGTGTCGCTGCACTTGGAGGGCGGTGTGCCCCGCGTCTACGACTTGGACGAAGTGGAGGGCAACTCCAACATGGGCGAGAAGGCGCGCAACTGGCGGTTCACCATTGCAAGTGTTCACCCTTGGTGCGCGTGTCAACTCGCTCGCGTCCCGTGGGTACTCTCGGGCGACATGCCGAAGGGATGGCACTCCGGCGCCACGGCACCTTCCGTCATCGGCCCCGGAGGGCGCCTCGCGGGGATAGGGTAGCCGAGCATGAATCGCATCCCGCTCGGCCCACCGCCATCCCCGAATCGAGAGGAGCATCCCTACCTCGGGTCGATGCACTTCCACGGGCTCCACATCCTCGTGGAGAACATGCCGGGCGATACACGCTCAGGCACTAGCGCGGACGGAAAGAAGTGGTCAACAAAGATGCACGCGACCTATGGCGAGATCGCGGACACGGTGGGAAGCGACGGCGATCCCATCGACGTGTTCGTAGGACCGGACTTCGACGCGGAGATTGCCTACGTGGTGCATCAACGCATCGCGGAGGGCGAGGGCGAGGGCGGGTATGACGAGGACAAGGTGATGCTCGGCTGGCCCACGCAGGAGGACGCGCTCGCGTCCTATCGGCAGCACTATGACAAGCCTGACGACTTCGAGGGTGGCATCACTGTGATCACGGTGGACGAACTGCGCGAGCGACTCGCGACGGGGGATCTGTCCGTCGCCCCCGTGCCCATCACGTTGGAGAAGGCCGAGGGCGGCGGCGACAAGCCTGCCGGCGCCGGGTGGACCGCCATCCCGGGCGGCAAGCACGGCGGCTATCGCAAGCCCCGTGGCGGTGGCGCTCGTGGGTACGAGTACTGGTATCCGGGGCAGGTGCCGCACACGGCGCACCCGAAGTGGGAGCGCGATCCGGTCAAGCGGCCGGGCATCTCGGACATCGCACCGGGCGCCATCGTGGAGGTCGGCGGGCGTACAGGGCTGTACCACTGGACCCCGGAGCACGCGAAGGCGGGCGAGGGCGCGACATGGGTGACCTCGGTGAACACGGGGGAGCACGAGTTGGTTCGCGCGAACACGCTGTACCCCTCGCGGCCCTACAAGGCGCCTGAGCGCGTTAAGCGGCCTCCGCCCCCGCCTACCCCGCCCAGCGGCCCGAAAGCGCCCCAGAAGCCACAACAAGGGCCTTCCACGGGCCCCACGGGGTTCACGCCGCCCCCCATCGGGCCGGGATTGCACCCGGAGGCGTTGCGCACGACGGTCTACGAGGACAGCCGGGCCGCGAAGGGCACTGTGATGCACGGACTCGAACACGGCGAGTTCCTGCTCTTCAAGTCGAGGGGCCGGCATGACGATCACTGGCGGTGGGGCGTCGCCATCCCACGCGAGAAGCAGGATGCGTTCGTCACCGAGTTCCGCCCGCTCGTGCACAAGGCCGCCCTCAAGATCGCCAAGCGGTACGGCATTCCGATCAAGGATCGGAAGGGGCCCACGGTCGCGTACGAGGAACTCACGGCGGGTGCGCGCGTGGGCCTCGTCATGTCGTTGGCGTCCTACACGGGCGGCGCCCCGTTCATACCGCACGCAATGGACTACGCCATCGGCTACGCGCGGCAGACGGCGCGCAACGAAATGGGCGCGGGCGTCACCCTTCCCGACCGGACGATGCGTATGCTCGGCGGGTTCATGGCGGCGCGCTCGCGTGCCCGCGCCCGCTTCGGCGTGGAAGAGCCGTCGTCCGAGCAGATGGCGCGCGTGTGGTCCCTCACCAAGCGTGACGCGCACGGCGGCGCGCATGTTGATCTGGGACGCTACGCGGACGACAAGGGCGACATCGTGGATCAGGCGAGCGAGCAGGTTCCAAGCGGACCATGGCGCGTGCGCGGGCCGGATGGGCGCGAACACGGCGAGGAGTTGCCGGGCAAGGCCAAGCTCGCCGAGGCGATGGCGCGCTTCGCGCGTGGCGACAAGGTGGAAGATGACGAGTGGCTCGTCAAGCAACCCACCGACGTGTTGCCGGGCGCCTACGGCACGATGGTTCCAACCGGGACGGCGCACCACCTACGCGAGCAAGCGGAGGGGTTGCTCGACAAACTCAATCCGAGTCACAACCTCGTGCTCCGGCTCAAGTGGGGGTTCGATGATCCGGAAGGCGAGGGTGCGACGAACGAGGCGATTGCCGACAAGATGCGGATCGCCGTCGGCAAGCCGGTGAGCACCCGCCGTCGCGAGGTGAACGCGCTTGCGACGAAGGCGCTCGCGCAGTTCAAGAAGCTCGCCGCCGCCTCGCAAGCGGAAGTGCAGCGTCATGTGGACCGCTGGGCGACGACGAAGGATGAGCCGCCTTCCGCCGAGGAACTCGGGCGTATGCCGTCGCATCGGCAACTCGCCGAGGAACTCGGCAACGACGAGCGCGTGGGCGTGTACCTCACCGCCGTGCGCGCCGGGAACGGAGTGTCCACGCTCCGCGCCCTGCACCGGGAGAAGGCTGGCAAGGCGACGGAGGACGAGATTCGCACGTCGCGCACCGCGTACCACGCACAACGCGACAAGGAGCGCATCGCCGCCTTCAACCGCTACCGCGCCGTCGAAGTAGATCCCGAGCGGGCGCGCGATGTCGGCGTGCAGGCGGGCACGTCGCCGGAGTCGGTGGGGCTGTACCCTGACGATGTGATCTCGGGCTATATGACCGCGATCTCGAAGCGTGGATCCAAGCACGGGGAGTAGCGAATGGCCGACCGCACCTACCATCTATGGCGAGACTACGAGGCGGCCCCGTTCCGTCGCTGGGCGTGCGACGTGGTGCCCGACACCGCCACCGAGGACGGGTACAAGATCACCGACTACGATCCCAACGTCGCGGACGGCGTGTTCCTGCATCGGCTTCGCGAGCACATGGCGAAACCCACCACCGTGCATCTCGACATTGACGACGCGGAGGGTATCGCGGACGGCGTGACCACCGCGCATCCGAAGGAGCCCAAGCACTTCGCCGAGGCGATCCGCATCGTGCCGGGCGCACACATCTCCGGCGAAGGGAGGGCGTGATGCGTCTCGGGTTTCCCGCTTCGATCTTCTACAGCCGCGACGCTTCCGGGCGTGACGTGATCAAGGCGCTCGGGTTCACGCGAGGACTCGGAGCCGGCTCGCACAAGTACCATCGGCGAGTCCGCAAGATGGTCGGCGGCAAGCTCCGATGGGTCTACTACTACGATGACCCGAGGGAGCGCGCCCGGTGGCTCAAGCACGCGGCGGCGCAGTTGGAGGGGAAGCGCGAGGAGGCCAAGGAACTCGAAGAGCAGCACAAGGCGCTCGCGGACTTCAACCCCGACCATCCTGACCTCAAAGCTGCACGCAAGGCGTTGCAGGAACTCACCATCGAGTACGTCCACGACATTCTCGCGTGGGACAAGCCGCCCAACGTCAAGATCACCGACAACGTGATGGCGCAGTACCACAAGGCGATCATCGACCTTTATGGCAAGCAAGGCGATCCGGATGATCCGCACGGACAGATCATGTCCGTGATGCGCGCCACGGAACTCGCGTTCAAGGCGATGCCGCCGGTCATCAAAAAGCATTTCTCCGGTGCGATCAAAGGTGTGTCCATCCAGACGACCGAGGAATACCAGAAGGCCGCTCCCGGGAACTCGGTAGGCTACTGCAAGTGGCCGAAGGGGGGCATCTCGGAAGGCTCGCCCATCTTCATGGATATGGCCCGATGCCAGGCGGCGTCCATCGGACGCGGCGCGCACATGAAGGGCGGGCTGTTTCCTGTCGAGGTGCTCGTACATGAGATGGCGCACGCCATCCACAACCAGCTTGGCGCGCATGGCCTCGGCGGCGAAGTGATGTCGGGGTGGAAGGGCAAGACGTGGGCCGACTTTGAGGCGTTCATGTCGTCCGGCGGAAGAGGCGAGGCGGGCGTCACCGACTACGCGGAGAAGAACAACTACGAGCGGTGGGCGGAGTCATTCACCGCCGCTGTGATGTACCCGAAGCAACTCGCCAAGACGGCGCCGCGCATGTACGAGTGGATGCGGAGCTTCCTCGGCACGGACGCGATGCGGCCCATCTCCACGAACAAGGAGATGGAGACGATTCTCCTCGCGCAACGTGACGAGGCGATCAAGGCGAACGACATCCCCAAGGCACGCGAGTTGTCGGATCGCATCGACAAGAACGCTGGCGTGCTCGACATGGCCGACGATGACACGCGCTTGCAGTGGTGGAAGTCGCCGGAGACTCGCGTACAGAAGATGTTGCGCGAACGCCGCACGCTCGCGCCCGTCACCTTCGCCGATGCCTACAAGAACGATCCTCCCGACGAGATGGCGACCGGCAAGCAGGGCGACGCGGATCGATTCTACGAGATGAACGTGGGCGGGCGTACCATCTTCATGCGCGTGGGCGCGTCGTCACATCGCGAGAAGTTCAGGGGGTGGGATCCCACCGACCCCGCAAAGCAGGCCCACAAGATGCGGCCCACGAAGTCCGAGTTGAAGGAGATCTACGACACGGACGGGAACCCGCTCACCACCAATGATGCGTGGTGGTATCTGCAACAAGACAAGTGGACCGACGATCACCCCGAGGTGCAGAAGGTTGGCTCGCTTATCGGCAAGGGCGAGGCGGCACAGAGCAAGGAGTTCCGTCGCAACCAGTTGTGGGAGAAGGTCATCCAAGTCTCGCGTTCCGCGCTCAATCCGAAGGCGAAGCGCGATCCGAAAACAGGCGAGGGCTACGACCACGACGAAGCCAAGATGATGACCCCGGCGGAAATCTCGCTACATGACTTCCGCCTCCGCTCGGGCACGTTCACCTACGACCGTTGGGACGCCGCCGGTCATGCCGAGTTGGAGCAACTGCGCGCGGCGACCGATCCCGAGAAGCGCGAGGCTGCGCTCGCGGCGTACCTCAAGAAGCAACCCAACGTGGAGCGCGTGGCGATCCACGATGCGCGCGGGCGCGTGGTCAAGTCCATCATCAAGACGGCGGTTGGGCCCGATGGCGGGGCTCCGGTGCCCGTCCACACGGCGATCCGGTACATCAACGACAACCCCGACGGGACCAAGACGGTCATCAGGACCATCCGTGACGAGTCGGGCGATTTCCACACGTCGGGCAAGTTCTACATCGAGTCCCCGCTGTGGCGGCAGCTTCTCACGCCGAAAGGCGAGGACATCCGCTCGGCATCGCACCTCGCGGAGATGTGCCGGCAGGCGGCGACGGAGCGGCGGCGCGCGTGGGTGAGCGTGCTCGCGGACACGACGGGCGGTGCGACGCCGCACTACTACCATGTGCAAATCGAGTTCGACGGACGCGGGCAGCCGCGCGTCATCGGTGACGAGTGGAAGCGCCGGCTCGGCAAGAAGGATCCACGGCTCGATGACTTGCTCAAGAGCGGGCGCATCGTGGAGGGCGCGCCGGGCGAGGTTTCGCGCCCCACCGTGCGCGCCGAGAACATCCGCATCGAACGCAAGGGCAAGAAGCCCGCTGGCGCCGAGCGATTGCCCAAGGCCGGGGATCGCGTGGTGTTGCGCGTCAAGGGCGCGGAGATGGGGCGAATCGAGGACAAGGACGTGGTGGCGCGGCTCGTGCGCATCATGCCCGCGAAGAAGGCGGGCGAAGTGCCGAGCCCGCCCGGGTGGGATCGCATGCCCGAGGGCGCCCCGGAGTTGCCGCGTGAGGGCGATCCGGCGGCCAAGCTCACGGGCGAGGAGAAGCGGCTCATCAAGCGTGGGCTGCTTCCCGACTGGTACGGGGGAAGCGACGTGCAGCGCGCGTGGAAGTCCTCGCACTTCGATCCCGCTTACCAACAATGGATGGAGCACAAGGAAGAGCAGACGGCGCAGGAATGGCCCGCCCGCTACGTGTTCATCGGCGAGGTCAACGGTGGCGCGTCGGGACGCACGTTCACGCGGTACGGCGACAAGGACGCCATGCGCACCACGCGCAAGCCGATCACTCCGCGCCGCCCGCTCGCGTTGAAGCGCGACACGCTCGTCTACGTCCACGAGAAGGTGGACCCCATCACCGGCATGTCCACCGAGCGGGAGGCGCGCATCATCCTTCCCTCGGACGGCACCGTGACCGAGGATGCGTTGGAGGGCTTGCACGGTGTCGTCATTGACGCGGACAATGACCGCCCCGGCGAGCGCGTCATCCGCGTCAACCTGGACGGCTTCGCACGCTTGCGCGAGCACTTGGGCGGCGTGTCGATGACGGGCGAGGCGGAGCAGATGCTTCGCGGCAAGGTGGACACGCTGCGCGAGGCCGCCGAGCGTGCTTTGCGCAAAGAACACGTCATCGAGTTGGACGACATCGATCCAGCGAAGCTCAAGGCGAAGGGCGTTGGGCTCGTCACACACCTTCCCGATGGATCGCCGTTCGTGCTGGCCGACCACCAGAAGGAACTCGTGCAGTTGCTCATGGACAACGGCGGACGCGCGCTCGGTGCTCATTTCATGGGCACCGGAAAAACGGTGACTGCCGTAGTCGCCACCAAGATGGCGATTGCCATGCGCGACCCGGAGGACGAAAGCAAGCCGCATCCCAACGCGCCCAAGCGCGTCCTCGTAGTCGCGCCGCTCAGCACAGTGGAGCAGTGGCGCCAAGCCTACGAGACGTTTGACGAGGGATGTCACGTCGTCGGTGCCGGCAAGGGAGACATCCCCGCCGACGAGTTCACCAAGGGCGTGAAGGACGGCATCTACGGCAACTCCATCGTGGTGTGCGGACCCGAGTACTACACCATCCACCAGCGCGAGCTTCTCAAAGCCGGGTTCGATGGCATCGTGGCGGACGAGGCACATCTCGGCATAAAGAACGAGAAGGCACAGCGCAACGCATCCATGGAAGCGTGGAACTCGCAGATGAAGTTCATGTTCCTGCTCACCGGGACGCCGATCACCACCTCGCCCGCTGACATCTTGGAGTACGTCAAGATTCTGTCCAAGGGCGAGCAGTGGGCCGGCATGACTCGCGCCCAGTTCATCGAGGAGTACCTCGAAGAGTCCCCCGTGCCGGCGGAACTCGGCATCGTTGGCCGCAAGGGACCGCTGACTCAGGTGAAGGCGAGCAAGCGTGCGGAACTCGCCGCCATCGTCGCGCAGTGGACTCACGTAGCCGCGCCCAAGGACGTGCGCGGCAAGGCGCTGCCCTCCGTCCGCATCGAGGAGAACAAGCACGCGGAGATGACCGGCATCCAGTCCACGCTCTACGCCTTGCGCATGGCCGCGCTGTCCGACGCGGACAAGGAAACGCTGCGCGAGAACTCCGGCACGTTGGCCGAGGACGAGATGAAGGGACTCGGGGACGACGCGCGCAAGCAAGTCGCCGCCGCGAAAGCCATCGCAAATTGCGCCGCGTACAAACCGCAGTCGGAGGAACGGTGGATTTCCACCTACCGCGACAAGGTTGACGAGAAGGGCGCCATCAGTCAGGAGAAGGTGGATTGGCAGACATTCGATCCCGAGTGGTTGACCAACAAGGCGGTGCGCAAGAAGTTCGCGGGCCGCTGGCCGACCATCGAAGAAACCAGCGAGCACACCGCCACGCTTTACGGGTTGCACCTCGCGGGGGTCATCGGCACGTCCAACTACGCGCTCATCGCGGGCACCAAGATCACCGAAGAGCAACTCGCCAAGATGCGCGCGGACGGTTGGCCGCGCAAGACGGACAACCCGGAGGCTGGGCCGCTCGGTATCCGTTGTCGCGGTATCGACACGCCCGCCGCGCGTCACCCGGAGTACGAGGACGCCATCGCCTTCCAACGTGAGTACGCCAACACGCTCGCGTCCAAGATCACCATGTTCGACAGGCGCGGGAAGCCGAGGGAGATGAACCCCGATCCGGAGACGGCGTTCGCCATGGCATCACGCAAGCGCGGCATTGACGAGGACAAGGCGCGCGAGTACCTCGGTGTCCGTCCTGACCCGTCCGATCATCACACCACCGTGAGCTACGGCGGTGTGACGGTGAAGGAAGGCGAGAACTGGATATCCGACTCGCGCGGGTCGCTGCACCTCCTCTACCGCCCCGAGGATTGGGATGCGGATCTCGGCCGCCCCTTGAGCGCGGGTGGATTCGAGAAGGTGGATGACGGCGTTATCGTCAACGTGAAGCGCGATGCAGGCGTGCAACGGCCCAAGGGCGTGGACAAAGCGGATTGGGATCCGCCCCAGTTCCGCTATGACGCCTCGCTGGGCGAGATCGGAGGCAAGGTCGCGGTCATCCGACAGGACACCGGGCAAATGATCCGGGTGCCCAAAGAGGACGTTTCCGCGCGTGTGTCGTCACTCATGGACCCGGGCATGCGGAAGGAACGCGCCAAGGCCGACGTGGCGATGACGCAGGGCAACGCGAAGGCCGAGGAGCTTCGCACCTACATCCAGCAATTCCACGCCGACACGGAGCCGGGCCCCGATGGCGCGAGGCAGATGGTGCTCTTCGCCAACGGCATCCTTGAGGGTTGCCGATCAATGGAGGCCACGCTGCGCACGATGGGCTTCAAGGACGTGAACGAGTCCATCGCCGGCTCGCCACACTTTGACAAGGAGGACGCGGGCCCCGCGCCCAACGGCAAGTATTTCGTCACCTACATCGGCTCGACGTACACGGGCGACCGCGACATCAACGTGAGCATCTTCCAGAAGCACAAGGATCGGCTCGGGCGCGATACGGCGGAATCCCTCTTCGTCCAAAAGACGCTAGCGGGCAAGAAGTGGCGGACCTACCCGAGCGAAGATCCGCACCCGGCAATCCGAGTCTCGCAGTGGACCTTCGAGCAGCGCGAGCGCATCCGCGCCGCGTTCGGCGTCAAGCCACCCGAGGCGTTTTTCGTCGGCGACGACGGGACGCAGCGGTACTTCTACGGGACCAAGCGCAGCGCGGACATCATGCAGCAACTTGCCGTCATTGGCGATCCCGTCACGATGGAAGCAGAGAAAGGCGAGGAGACGCGGCGGCGCATCACGTCGCTGAAAGCCGAGTACGAGTCCATCGTGCGCAAGGAAGGCGTCGTCAAGCCGCCGTTGGACCGCAAGCAGACCACCGTGTTCAACAACTGCGAGATCATCGTGTGTTCGGACGCGGCGCAAGTCGGCATGAATCTCGGCAACGCGGCGGAACTCGTCATGTACGATTCGCTCGCGTCACCGATGGCGGAGTGGCAGCGCATCACGCGCGCCGCGCGCATGCTCCCTCCCGCCGTGGAGGCCGAGTTGATCGGCACGGAGGACGCGCCTGGGCCGTTCGCCAAGATCCGGAAGATGGAGGATGCCATCTTCAAGCCCGCCCCTCACGGAACCTCGCAAGGCATCATCCCCAACGTGGTCATCAACACGCCCAGCGGGCGCGTGGACGCGGGGGAACTCACGTTCACGCAAGCGCTCAACCAGATCCAGACGCTAGCGCAGACGCACGCGACGATGGGCTCGCCGGAGATCCGCGCACAGTGGCAGTCCATTGCCAACCGGGCGGGTGTCGCCAAGACGCTCGGCACGAACAAGGCGTTGGAGTTCTTTCGCGAGATGTCGGAGGCGAAGGTGCCGGGCGGGATCAAGAACCTGCTCGAACACGGCGAGCCGTCCTATCCGGATCCAACCTCGGGTACTTACGCGCCGCTCACCATCGAAGCGCCCACCGAGGCGGTTCGCCGAGCGATAAACTCGCTATCCGATCAGGAGAAGGCGATCATCGCCAAGGCCGGGTTCGTCATGCCGGGCGCGGACGGCAAGCAGGGCGGCTCGTTGGATCCAGCGTCCGTGTACCTCGCCATGCGGGCGCAGGACGTGCTGGATCGCGTCGAGAAGCGGCGGCCGGAGATCGCCGCGCAGATGCGTGCGGTGTCGGGCGGCAAGGTGGTGACGGACGGCGACGTGACCAACGCGATCATTGACGAGCTTTCGCCCGGGGACCGTGCCGTGCTCAAGGAGAAGAAGTACCTCGTCAACGTGCGGCGCATCGGCGTGTCCGCCTACGTGCCCGAGATCCACATCCACAAGGCGGTCATGGAGGACCCCATCACGGGCGAGGAAGTGAAGGTCAAGATTCCCGTGTTCACCGGCTACGCGAAGCAGCACCCGATCCAGCCGGAGGCGATGACCCGCGCCACCGGGCGTGCTCGCCTGGTATCCGTGGAAGCGATGATGAAGGACATCCAGGACAAGCTGCCGTTGCGCGTGGACCTCGACTACGAGACGGACGACGCGGCGAGTATCGCCAACGCGAGCCGCATGGATGTCGTCAAGGCCGAGCCCATGCTCGTGTTTTCGACCGCGTTGATCAAGGGAGCCGCCCATGCCTGACGTACCTCGCACGTTGTCCATTCCCAACGGCTACACACTCGACACCATACTCTCGACGTACCCTGACGAGCCGTTGCCCAACATCGCGGGCTTCGACCGCCTGCGCACCGATGGCAACGTGGAACAGGTGCGCCAACTCAATGCGTGGATCGAGCCGCAAGCGACATGCGACATCGTGATCAAGCATCACGGCACCTCCGGGTTGCTCGCGGTGATCTCGGGCATCGCGCGAGCGAGCGCGGCCTTCAAGGTGCCGATGTCCGGGCGCGTCGCCGCTATGGCGGGTGCGCTCGGTATCGCGCCCGTGTAGCGCGTGAAGATTCACTGTCCCCATTGCGCCGCCCACATCGGTGGGCCCGCCACGGAAGGCGGATTGCGCGTGAGACTCGGCATTGTGCTTGTGGACCCGAGCACAGGACTCGTCAAAGGACCATGCCCGGTATGCAAGGGAGAGGTGGTCATCGCGGAAGCATCCACGTTGTCCAAGTCGATGCAGCCGCTCGCGGAGCCGGGCGCTGTGGCGCCTCCGCGTAGGCGGTTGGTGCCCGGCATCCGGCTGCACCGCCCTTGACACCGCGCGAGCCTACCCGATAGGCTGCGAGGTAAGCCAAGGCTCGGCGATTCCAACGGGGCGGCTCTGGAGAGATCCAGATCCGCCCCGTCGCCGTTTTCGGCGCACAACACGCATGGACTTCACTCTACACATCCCCATCGAAGCGTTCGAGAAGTCGGGCGACGAGAATCCGATGCGGATCGGCGGCATTGTGTCCACCGAGGCGTTGGACGCGGATGGCGAGCGCATCGTGCAGGAGGGCTTGGACTTCTCGCCTTTCCTTCAATCCGGGTGGTTCAACGACAACCACGGGCAGAAGTCGAGCGACGTGCGCGGCTACCCGTCCACGGCGAAGCTCGTGAAGAAGGGCGAGTTGCTCCCCACCGGCAAGCGCGCGGAGACGCGCGGGTGGTGGGTTGACGGCTACCTCCTCGACACGGACGAGGGGCGCAAGATTTGGAGCCTCGCCAACGCGCTGTCCAAGTCGCCTCGCCGGCTCGGGTACAGCATCGAGGGTAAGGTGGTGCGCCGCGACAAGCGCGATTCGGATCGCGTGACCGCCGCCGTCGTCAAGAACGTGGCGATCACGCATTGCCCCAAGAACCACGAGACGGAACTCGTGCCGCTCGTCAAGGCGATGATGGCGGGCGCGGGCATCGGCACGGATCAAGCCGGCGGCGATCCTGGCGACGCGGGCCCGCTTCGCGCGCAGAGCTTGGAAGGTTCACCGCTGCACCCCGGCAAGAAGCGTGCAGACGAGAAGCTGCACGTTGCGCACTTGTCGGACGGCGGCGACGGAGGCGAGCCCGACAACGGCGGATTCGCCGGCACCGATCCGCACGACGAAGAGATCGTCAAGGCCATCACCATTGCGCCCGATGACGGCGTGGTGGACGAGGTGGACTACATCGAAGGATGGGCCGACACCTTGGCACGCGAGCACGCTACCTCGTCAAGCGCTCGTTTGACGAAGAGCGAAGCTCGCGTGATAGTCTCCGACCGATTCCCCCACCTGACGAGCAATCAGGTGGATTCAATCATCCACAACGCGAGGACTTCCCCATGAAGCGCATGATGCTCAAGACCCGCCCCAAGGGCATGTCCTACAAGGCGTACCACAAGGCGATCACCGGCAAGAATCCGGCGTTCGCCACCATGGAGAAGGCGGCGTTCGAGGGCCTCCCTGAGGGTGAGTCCGCTGACCTGACGGACAACGCCGAGGAAGGCGAGGACGAGTCCGATGAGACTTCCGGCAAGGGCACCATGGGCGGCGGGGACGACGACGCCGGCAAGGCGGATGTCACCGTGCCGGATCTCCTCAAGGCGCTCGCTGACTACGACGCCACCGAGCAGGCGCTCGCCAAGGCGGGGGGCGGTGCTTCCCGCGAGTCCTACCTCAAGGCGCGACTCGATGCCACCACCATCACCAAGTCCGAGCGCGTTGAACTCGGCAGGCTGTGGGCGGGCGATGACGGCGGCGAGCCGGTGCGCAAGTCGCTGACTGAAGCCGTCACCGACGCGGACGAAGGCGCCAAGGAGATGGTGGACGCGAGCCCCTTCCTCAAGGGATTGGTGGACGGCATCGACGGGCGCATCGAGGATGTGACGAGCACCGTGGTACAGGATGGGCGCGCGACGCGCGAACTGCTCAAGGCGCAGGGCGGGCTCATCAAGGGACTCGTGCAGCACGTCGCCATGCAGGACGGTGTGATCAAGGCGCTGTCCGAGAAGCTCGGCGTCGTCGCCAAGCAGCCGGCGGTCCGCAAGTCGGTGGGCTCCGACCCGCGCGACGTGCGCGAGCCTCGCGGCGGTGGCGGTGATCCCGCCGGCAAGCTCACCAAGGGACAGGTGGACCGCGCGCTCATGGATCTCGTCAAAGCCGCTGACGCGGTAGGCGACACCACTGCCGTGGATCGCCTCGTCAACGCGACCGCCCGCTTCGAGACGGACGGGCACATCGCGCCCAACATCTACGCTGCCGTGAAGCAGCACCTCGGCGTCGTCAACTAGGACGGCGAGGACATCCCCTTCCCATTCCCGTTTCCCTCCAACCCCGTCAACGAAAATACAGGAGCATCCCATGGCCGGCGAGTATGTAAGCTGGAGAGACTACGAGGGCCTCGCCAACGC